ACGCCTGTTTCACTTGGGTTTTGCCTTCTGGCTACAATTAAATTTACCCAACCTTCATCATTTAGTTTGTTTAATTGTTCAATTAAATCTGTAGTTTTTATACTCATTTTTAATTGTGTGCCACCATTATCAAAAGTTTTTTCTTTAATAATCATGCCATTTATATACTGCTTTTGTTTGTCCATTTTTGTAATAATTTAATTAATAGTTAGTTTTACTTTTTTCATACTCATTTACTCTCTTCATATTTCTTTGAAGTTTTTTTATATTTTTCTGTAAATTTTTTATTTGATCAGCCATTGAATCTACTTTTGCTGCTCTAAAGGTTGTATAATATTCATCCTTACACTCTTCATATAATTCTCTATAAGGTTTGTAATATTGCATATTTATATCATGCTTTCTTTTATAGCTTAATATTGAAGAATGATTTTTACCAAGAATTAAAGCTATTCTATTAGCAGGTATATTTTCTTCTAATAATAAAATAGATAATACACTTCTTGGCATAACATATTTTTGTTCGTTACTTTTTGCTTTTATTTGTCTGTAGCTTAAATTACTACATACAGAAACTAAATTAAACATAGCCTCTTCTGTACTACTCAGAGATATTAAATCTTTCATCACTTAATTTTTTTGCTTTAATTAATATTTGTTTTAAATCTGCTTTTGTTAGCCTTTGGGCTACATAACCTATGGCTGCTAAAAATCTTTCTTTGTTGTTTTTATATTTTAAGAACAAATCTTCTTCATTATCTAAAACCTCTGATATGCTTATATCTAGTTTGGCAAAACATAATTGTAAGTATTTAGTTCTAACTGTAGACTTATGAATTTTTTCTCCCAAAAAACCTAAAGCATCCCAACAAAATCTATCTATGTCGTAATAAAAAACTGGAGAACCGCACCATAATTCTTCAGGAACTATTTCTAAAAAAATTATAAAATCTGTTAATGGTATGTATGTTTTAGTACCTATAGGAATTACATCTTTTACAAATTCTTTGTTAATTCTTATAACATTTTTTACTTTATCCCAATTATTTAAATACCCCTGCTCTAGACATTTGTTTAAATTGCTCTCTAGTATCTGTAGTGCAGTTGTTCGTGTATAAGTCTTGTATGATAGCCTCTGCCTCATTGTATGTTAATGTTTCTAAATTAATATTCTCATAATATATGTTGGATGCTGATGTTACTAATAGGCTTTCTATTTTTCCTATTTGATATAGAGAACACTCTTCATCATCTAAAACATCATCTATCCAATCGTTCTCTTCCATTAGTTAGGGTTTGAACTTGCAAAATCATCTGCCTCATCTTCACTAAATATGCCATGCTCATAAAACCCAGCTAACATAAGAACTATTCTAGACTTTGCTCTTTTTTCAGCCATAGCAACAGGATATGCGTTACTATTGTTTTTAGGTGATGACTCACCAAATGTTTGTATTACTTTATCTCCTTTTTTGCCTAGAGCTTTTATAAGACAATGGCTATGATCTTCAGATAAATTTACTATATCGTATTGAATTTCTATTTGATTTGCAGCCATTATTTTGTCAATACCTGCTCTTGTTATTATTGTATAGTGCTTGTGTTTAAATACATCCTCTTTTACAAGATTACAAGCTAGAAATAATCTTTTTAGTGTTTCTTTTTTAGTTTCCTTTGTCATTTTTATTTTTATTTAATTTAACATTCGCTTTAATTAATTCAAGGCATATTTTTTCTACTCCCATGTAACCTGCAACTTTATATACTTGTGAATAGTATTTTGCCACCTCATCTTCTCTTTCTAATTGTAAATCCACTACTTCTTTAATTTTTGACATAATTTAATTTTAGTTAATATTCATCTTTTGCACCATCTCGCATCATTTCCTCTCTACTTTCTCTCTCTAAGGCTATGTATTCATAATCTTCTATTGTTTCACATGAATCGCCACATTCTAAACAACACTCTTCATCTAAATCAGCGTGTTCATTACATTCTCTACATATATCTGTTTCTTCATATACTTTAGAAGAACAACAGTTACTTATGTTAGTAGTGCCTATTTCAGCACCACAACATCTACTTACCATGCCTTTATAAAACCCATCATCTATAGGGTTGCTTAATTTATAATTATCGTAACTCATATTAGTAAAAATAAACAGTTATAATATTACTTTCTATATCTGCACAAATGCTTTGTGGTTGAATACAATCGCCAAGCTCGTAATTACTTGCGAACTCTGTTTCTATATCCCATTTATCATTATCACTATGTATATTTATTTCTTTTGTTTTGTCATTATCTAAATAATCAACAGAAACTAAACCTACTACTTTAGTTATATATACATAAATACCTTTTACTCCCCACTCACGCATTTCTGCAACAAACTCCCATTCAACTAAAAATTCTGAAGTAGAGTCAAGGGGTTCTTTGGTTATATTAAAGGCTGTGGCATTTTGTCCTGATAGTTTTGTGGTAAAATTCATAAAGTTTTGTTTTGATTTGAACTACAATGTAATGAACAAAAAACGAGATATGCAAATTTTATTCCACTAATTTCCAAACTAATTCAATTTTTATGAGTTATATTGTAAAATGGCTGAGACTTACAACGACTACCCTCAATCTGCAACTAATAATGCAAAAAGAGCTATCAAGTACAAAGAAGAAAATGGCAGTAGTTGTGGAACAAACGTAGGCTGGACTCGGGCAGGGCAGTTGGCACGAAGAGAAAAGCTAAGCCGATCAACAATTTCTCGCATGGCGAGTTTTAAAAGACATCAACAACACAAAGATGTTCCTTATGATGAAGGCTGTGGAGGATTAATGTACGATTGTTGGGGAGGAACGAGTGGTATTAATTGGGCTATAAAAAAATTAGAACAAATAGACAAAAAGTCAAAATACAAAAACGAATACTTTGATCATAAATATGATTTTAGTGAATCTGACATGAAAACCTTACATGATGTTGGGGAGTTATATGTAACCCAAACAGATGAAGATGGCACAGAAATGACAATTCTTTTTACTTATAGCCATGAACATGATGAGGTAAGTGCCAAAATAAAAAATACAATAAAAATGAATTGGTATGATATAAAAAACGTAGCCGCTAGTAATTTTACTGAGGTTATGATATATGATGAGATAGGAAACTATGGAGTAGATGCAAAATCTTTTATAGATGAAATAAAAGCTATTCCAACAGATAAAAATGTTCTTCTAAGAATAAATTCACCAGGAGGTTCTGTAGTAGATGGTTTAGCAATATTTGATGCTATATCTAGAATGCCTCAAAAAGTTACAACTCGTATAGAAGGTATTGCTGCATCAATGGCTAGTGTTATTGCTTTGGCAGGTGATGTGGTTACTATGAGTGAAAACTCTTTATACATGATACATAATGTATGGGGTGGTGAAGTAGGAGATGCAAAAGATTTAAGAAAAGCAGCCGACCTTATGGATAAAATGGGTGATAGGCTAGTAAGTATATATATGTCCAAGAGTGGTAAAAGCGAAGAGCAAATTCGTTCTTGGATGAATGAGGAAACTTGGTTTAACAGTTCGGAGGCAGTAGAAAATGGTTTTGTAGATAAAATTGAAGAACCAATCAAACTTGCTGCAAGATTTGATATAAACAAGTATGATTACAAGAATAAAACTCTTGTAAGTAATTTATTTAATAACATTAAAAAAGAAAGTAATATGGAAAATGAGTTTGAAAACTTAAAAACTTACATCTCTGAACTTTTTAATAAAAAGGGAGCAGAAGTAAAAGAAGTAAAAATTCTTGATAATGATGTTGTTGTTGAAAAAATGAGTGCCTTAGAAGAGTCTATTGAAGAGTCTAATAAAGCAATCGTTGAACTAAATGGCAAAATTGTTGAAAAGGATGGTTACATAGCAACTTTAGAAGATGAAATTTCAACTTTTAAAGTAGCAAAAATGGAGGGAACTCCAAGTGATGTAGTACCTAGCAAAGACCCTAACCCAACTCCAGAAGTAAATTCTGAAAATGCGTGGGATGTATTAGCTAACAGCATCTCAAATGACAAGAAAATTTATTTTAAAAATTAAAAATTAGAAAAAAATGGCAAATGTAATTAACACAAGTTTAACATGGAGTCAAGAAGATGCTAGAAAGTATTTCCTATCTCCATTGTTTTTTGAAAATGACCATCTAAAAGGGATGGAGGTTATTTCTGATGTGTCTGGAGCATCTATAAAATTAGATAGGTACTCAGCACTTAAAGATTTAACAAAAGCTATGAATACTTCATGCTTTCAAGCTGATGATACAAGATCAGCAAATGATGTGATAACTCTAACTCTATGTAGATTAGAAGTTGAACACGCACAACAATCAACAGCTTTATTATCTCACATTAAATCTCAATTATTGAGAAGAGGTATAAGTCGTTATGATTTATCAGGAACTATCTTTATGGAAATCGTTTCTGAATTAGTATTACAAGGTATAATGAGAGATATGTCTACTATTTTATGGTGGGGAGATTCTGATAATGGTGCTGGAACACAAGCATTATGTAATGGTGTATGGAAAGCTCTAGATACTGCTCATGGTGCTGGAACTTTACCTGCATCTCAAACTTTACTTCAAGGTTCTACAGCTACAATACCTCATTTAGAGGCTATGTTAGCGGCTCGTTCTACTGAATTAGCTACTGCTGAAAACCAAGTAATTTACTGTTCAAGAGCTTTTGCTGATTCTTATGCAAAAGAATTAAGAGCATCTAATGGTTCACATACAGCTGCTTATGCAGATTTACAAAATGGTGTTGGAGCATTAAGATTTAATGGTGTGCCTTTAATGGTACAAAATTCTTGGGATGTTGATGTTGCAACTTATCACGCAAGTTTAGCAAATATGGCGAATGGTAACGCACCAGATGCAGCTGCTGAAACTAAGTGTGCTATCTGGACTATGGAAAACAATATCACTATTGGTACTGATTTCCAAGCACAAGATGTTGATATGTGGTATAATAAAGATTGTAAAGAAAACAGATTTAGAATGCTTTACTCTTTTGGTGCTGCTGTAAAAGAACCAGGAATGGTTGTAACTTCAATAGAAACAGCTTAATAAGATGTTAAAGGGGGGTGAATAACCCCCCAATAACTTTGTAATAACAATATAATAAAAATAATAAAATGGCAATAACTAAAGGACACGCAATTATATGTTGCGATAGAAACCGAAGAGGTGGACTTAAAAGAATATGGCTTATGGAACAAGGCGGTTTAGGTGCTGTAGGATATGCGGCGGCTGGATCAGGACCAGGTTCTGATGCTCATGGTGGTGAATTTAATTCTTTTACTTCATCTACTTTTTTTGAATTTCAATTTGACAGAGGAACAGGTGGTTTCACTGCAAATGCAACAAGAGAGAATGGCTCAACTCTTGTAAATGTAGAATTAGATTTTTACATACCTAAAATTACTGAAGAAATCAACGCAAGATTAAGAGAATTAACTGAATCTTGTGGTGTTTACGCTTTAATTGAAACTTATGCTGATGATTGTGATACCGCAGCACCAGAAACTTATTTCTTTATCTTAGGATATGATAAAGTTTTTGAGAAAAATGCTTACTTAGAGTTTTCATCTGGAGAACAAACTTCAGGAGTTGGCTTACAAGATGCTAATGGTACACAAGTTAAATTAGCAGGAGTACACGCTGAATACCCGAGAGAGGCTTTAGTAGTAGTTTCGGCAGCAAACTCAAATCCAGGTAACGCAGGACAGATTGATTTATATCAAGCTCAAACTGGTGTTACTAAGGCTTGGAGCTCTAACTAGTTCATTAATAACTTTTTATAGGATTAGGGGATTAATCTCCCCTAATCTTATATATTTACATAAAAAAATATATCATGATGAAATTTAAATTTAATAAAGATTATTTTGTTTCTAATGAAAATGATACTGTAGAAGTAGTAGGGCATACTGTT